GCAGTAGTTGACAAAGCAAACCTTGGTTTCTGTGAAATATTCGATTTTAAATGTGCTGGTGAGCGAACATGCGATGCATGGGTGTATGGTGGCGCAGTTACTGACAAAGACATGAAAGAAGAAGACACGGAGGAAATGGACTAAATGGCTCGTCAATCAAATTCAGACAAACTGTCTAAATATCGCAAGAACTTGGACATGTCACAGAGGTGGCGAAAGAATCAGTCGTACGACAACTTGTGGCAACGACTCATAAACCTTTACCGTGGTCGTCACTATCGTGGTCAAGCAGTAGGTGACCGTCTACTTGTCAACATTGCTTTTTCTACAATCAACACGCTTGCTCCAGCAGTTTCTATTGGTAGACCAAAAATCAACGTAAATCCACGTCGCCCGGATGATGGTGATAAAGCCATTGTTACTGAAGCAATTATTAACTATTGGTGGCAACATTACGACTGTCAAATAGAATTTCAACGAGCAGTAAAAGACTATCTAATCATTGGGCATGGTTGGGTAAAGACTGGTTATCGTTTTGTTGAAGAAGCAAAAATTGATGAAATTAATGTAACTGCAGATGAAGCAGCAGAGCCAAATCCAACTGATGAAGTCGAATCAACGTTCATTATTAGGGAGGACCGTCCATTCCTTGAGCGTGTTGACCCATTCGATATGTACATTGACCCAGATGCAACATCAATGAATGACCTACGTTGGATTGCTCAACGCTCACGTCGCCCTCTTGAGGATGTTAAGTCAGATGAACGATACGACTATTCAGCGCGCAAAAATCTATCTGCAACGTCTTCACAAAAATATGGAGACATAACAGCTACTGACACCTATGCAACAAATAACTCGTCTAGCAATATGAACCAAGATGTTGCTTATTGCGATGTCTATGAGTACTACGACATCAATACTGGAGAAATGTGTATCTTCTCTGACTCTGGAGACAAGTTCCTTGTCAAGCCAGTAAAGATGCCATACGCATTTGGTCATCCATTCTTCATGTTGCGTAACTACGACATTCCAAACTTCTTTTACCCAATGGGTGAGTTGGAAGCAATCGAGCCACTTCAGTACGAATTGAATGAAACTCGTACACAGATGATGAACCACAGAAAGCGCTACTCGCGTAAGTGGCTGTTTCTTGAAACTGCATTTGATGATTTTGGTCGTCAGATGCTTGCGTCAGATGATGACAACGTTGTTGTTCCAGTTAAAGGCAACGAAAATCTAAATAACGTGGTTGTACCAATGCCCGCATTGATTAACCCACCAGAGTTCTACAACCAGTCAACGTTGATTCAAAATGACATTGACCGTGTATCTGGCGTGTCTGAGTATCAGCGCGGAACAATTCCAGAAACAACTAGAACAGCCCGTGAAGCATCAATTATTGCTGAAGCCGGCAACTCACGAGTAGCTGAAAAGCTAGTAGCTATCGAAAACGCTATTGCTAGTTGTGCTTCAAACCTAATCATGCTTGCTCAGCAATACATGACAGGTGAGCAGACTGTGCGTATTGTTGGAACAGAAGAAGCCCCAGTTTGGTTGACTTTTGACAAGGATTACATTGCTGGCGAGTTTGATTTCACCGTAGAAGCAGGTTCAACTGCTCCACGAAACGAAGCATTCCGTCGTGACATGGCACTTCAAATTGTCCAAGCAATGCAACCATTTGCTCAAGCTGGACTTGTTAACTTGCCAAAACTGGCCGAGTATGTACTTTCAACTGGATTCGGAGTAAAGAACGCTGGTGCATTCTTGCAACAACCTCCAGCTCCTGAACCAGCACCACAGCAAGGTCCACCAGGAATGCCACCAGGAATGACTCCTGACCAAGCAGCACTTGGAGCTCCTGGAATTACACCAGACCAAATGGCTGCAACGCAATCAGAACAAGGTGGGCAAGGCATTCCTCCAGAACTATTAGCAGCAATGCAAGGTGGTCAAGGTGCACCACCACAAGGCGGAATACCACCAGAATTGCTAGCTGCACTGCAAGGCGGAGCACCGCAACCTGGACCACCAGAAGGTCTTCCACCCGAGATTTTGCAAGCATTACTTAACCAAAATCAATAAGAACTCAAGTAGGTAATGAAAACCTGCTATATATAGAGGGAATCAAATTCCCCATGGAACAACCCCGAAGGATGGACTCCAATGAGTAACAATGACATTACTGAAGTAGTAGACGAACTCGCGGCCCCCGAAGAGGGACAAGTTGCAGATGCGGTTGAAACCGAAGTAGAAACTCCAGAACCAGAACTAGATATCTTTGACTACACAGAGGTTGGCGATAAAGTCGTCAAACTCCAAGTCGATGGCGAAGAAGTAGTAGTTCCACTTAAGGAGGCTCTAGCTGGGTACCAGCGTCAATCGGACTATACCCGAAAAACACAGGAACTTAGCGAACAGAGAAAGAATATTGAGTACGCTGCCGCTTTACAGGAAGCCCTGCAAAACGACCCAGCAAGTACCCTGATATTGCTTCAAGAGCAGTGGGGACAACCAGTGGTTTCCGAAGAGGAAGACCTTTGGGTGGACCCAACCGAGAAGCATTTAAAGGAATTGGAAAAGCGTTTGGTGTCCTTTGAACAACAAAGGGCAATGGACGAACTGACCAAGACAATTGATTCTCTGCAGAGCAAGTATGGTGATGACTTCAACGCAGATGAAGTAGTCGCTAAGGCCCTTGCAACAGGAGCCACCGATTTAGAAGCAATCTTTAAACAGGTTGCTTTTGACAAGGTGTATTCCAAAGCATCTGAAGCCAATAAAAAGTTGGCAGAAGAGCAAGACCGTCTTAACGCAAAGCGAGGCGCAAACATTGTGTCTGGTGCTACTTCAGCTAAATCGACGTCAGCTCCAAAATCTGCTCCACCAAAATCCGTATTTGAAGCTTTCGAGCAGGCAAAACGCCAGCTCGGTGGCTAAAACCCAAACCTCAACAGGAGAAACATCATGGCCGGCAACCCGGACTTTAATGCAATTCTGTCTACCACGTTGCAGAACTATCAGCCAACGTTGGTCGACAACATATTCAAGGACCTCGTCCTTCTCAACCACTTGAACTCAAAAGGTCGTGTTCAAATGGAAGAGGGCGGTACCTCAATCGTTGAACCACTGCTCTACGCAGTCAACGGTACGGCATCGTCATACTCTGGTTATGACACCATTTCATTGACCCCACAGGACGGCATTTCAGCTGCTAACTACCAGTGGAAACAGATGGCAGCATCAATTGCTATCTCGGGCATCGAAGAGGCACAAAACAGAGGCACCGAGGCAATCATCAAGTTGCTCAACGCAAAAATCATGCAAGCTGAGATGTCGGTTAAGTCTGACCTCAACGGCATGTTGTTTGCTGATGGCACTGGCAACTCTGGCAAGGACTTCAACGGCCTTGGCAACATCGTCGGTACTCAGGACAACGTAGTTGGCGGCATTGACGCTAACGCAGGTGGCGGAGTAAACGATTGGTGGAACCCAACACAGGCAGCCACTATGGGTGCAACTTTGAGCCTCGTAAACATGGCAAACGTGTACAACCACGCTTCCAAGGGCAACGACGTTCCAGACCTCATCATCACCAACGAAAACTTGTTCTCCAAGTACGAGTCACTGTTGACGCCAAACGTGCGTTACCAGGATGTCGCTAAGGCGAACGCAGGCTTCCAGAACTTGATGTTCAAGCAGACACCAGTCGTGTTTGACTTCGCTCTGGCAGATGACGCAACTGATGCGCCGATGTACTTCCTCAATACGAAGTACCTCAAGCTCGTTGGTATGAATGGTCACTGGTTCAACACAACCGATTTCCAACAGGGAACCGTTGCAGGCGTTGACGCCCGTTACGCTCTCGTCTTGGCATTTGGTGAATTGACCTGTAGCAACCGTTCACGTCAGGGTTACATGACCGCTGACGCCTGATAATCAGGTAAGCAAATAGGCGTAGTCAGCGTCGGTGATTGTCATCCTTCGGGCAATTTACCGGCGCTGGCTATTTCCATTTATAGGCTAAGTTCTAGGTAACAAAACAAACCTCTATATAGAGACTTTCATAGAAGGAAAACCATGCAAAGACAGGCTTTACACACAAATCCAATGCCGCAAGGATGTGAGCGCTATGACAGTGCTGAAGGAATTGAGGCATCAAATGTGATGTCTGTGTTTGCTGTGCCTGGTTCAGAACCAGCGAATCCGTCAGGAATCTCGTATGGGGTTATGGACCATTGCACTTTTATTCGTCCAAACCAAGAAGGTTGCCATGCCGCAAAGGCAAAGGGAACAGATTTGTGCATAGGGCATCTAAAGCAAACCATGAAAGCCCAAGAAGAGTTGATTAAAAAAGAACAGATTGAACTAGAAGCGAAAGCAGAATTAGAAGTTCAACCAGAGGAATAGGAAGTTAAATGCCAGCACCAGC